GCATCGATTTAGCAACCCAGACCGGATTCAACAAGATTGATGATGCTATCGAAGTTGTCGATACGGTGTCATCGGTCATCGTCAACAACATCCTTTCTCTGAAGGGCAGAGATGTTCATCGTGTCACGGACATGACGAAGAATATCACGGTGAGGAATGTCTCGATCTATGATATTCGAACATTCAACCCAACTGGACTACTCAATCTAAAGATCGCCTCTTGGGGCGGTCAGAACATGCTCAAGAATCCATCGTTTGAGTCAGGGGCAGCAGAGTGGCAGATACTAGCGTCTACGGGAACGCCAACGGCAACCTACGGTCAGTCGGAAGTCGGTACTGGTCTTCAGTTGAATTGCACAGTTGACCCGATAAATTCCTCGGTCAACATTTATCAGTCCGTTACTTTTGCGACCGAGCATATAGGCCAGCCATTCACCTTCTGTGCATTGGCTAAAGTGAACTCTGGTACTGGATGGGTGCAGCATATTTTTAGCGGTGCTGGCATTTCCAGCTATCAGGATCAATACAACGGAGCCTATGACAATTCAGGATGGGTTTTGATTTCGCAGACGTTTATCGTGCAGTCTGCTGGGGCTGCAAACGTTGGAATAAGTGGTGTCAACGTAACGGACTTCTCGGTGGATTGCTGTAGCCTTTGTCCTGGTGTAGTCGCAATTCCCGATATGGGCTCATTCCAGTCTATTCAGTTAGGCGGAAGGACTGTTGTGACTGGAAGTGCGGCTCCATCATCGGGAACGTGGAAGCAAGGCGACATTGTCATAAACAGCGAGCCAGCCAATGGTGAGGCATCCGGTTGGCAATGCGTTGTAGCTGGGTCTCCAGGCACTTGGCTAACGATGGCTCCTATAGGGATGGCAACATCGAGCGGAATCATCGTTAGGGAAACAGGGACAACAAACGAAACAAATATCGTCGGCAAGAACATTGCTGACACAACGATTTGGGAATTGGGTGGATACGGGCCAGCAGCATTCCGATCACTTGCCAACGGTGGTAAGTGCACTGACCTGAGCAACAATTTGGCAGCATGGGAATGTAGCGACCTGTACTTAAATCCGAACTCATCGATAGCGCCTGCAAACAATGGTCAGGTTGTATTCGAGAAGACGTCCAATACATCAATCACAGTAAAGCTGAAAGGGAGCGACGGAACGGTTAGGTCAACTGTTTTGACGCTTAGTTAGAAAATAATTATGGGTCTTTTACTTCTGTTAGGGCAATCGTCATCGAATGCTGTTAGCGGTCTTGGTGACGAGAAGGCTTGGTGGTGCCCAAGTTTAGATGCTGCCAATGCTGGAACGGATACGCTTCTAGACTTTAGTGGCAACGGAAAGACCGGGACACTAACAAGCATGGACCCAGCTTCAGACTGGGTTTTGAGTGCTTCAAAGTATTGCCTGGACTTCGATGGAACAAATGACCAAGTTCTAGCAGCAGAAGCAATGTCCGTAAGTGCAAACGTCAGTATAAGTCTATGGGCGAACGTAGCAGCCGCGTCAAAGGGTGCATTTATCAAGATAGGTGGGTCGTCAGGTGTCGGAATTGGAATAGGAGATGGAACACTAGATGCAAACGGCCTCATATTGACGTTGGCTCACGAAGGCGTTGCTTGGCTGAACACTGGTTATTCATTCACAACGAATACTTGGACACATATCGCTTTCACGAAGACTGCTGCCAATGCTGGAGAGGTCTTTGTAAATGGCGTGTCAGTCATCACAACAGGAAGCATCGCAATAGCGTCGGCAGGCGACTTGACAACCTACATTGGCGGCTACTCTGCACCACCAGATAGATTTTGCACTGCAAAGCTAGATGATATTCGATTATTTGATCGTGTCTTGACTGGTGCAGAAATCACAGCCTTAGCAACTACAAGAGGCTACACAACGTAAAAACTATATCGGGACCTCCCCCAGAAAGAGGGCTGACAAATGACCGTATATGATGATCTATTAGCAGCACAAACTGCTATCGGACCACAAAGAGTTAAGTCAAAAGACTTAGAAGTTGAGCAACACGACATTGAGAAACTTCAACGAGTTTCTGAACGTAACAATGCTACAGCACCTAGTCTTAGTTCATTAACCTTTGTACTTGGTAAACCAAAGTGCATTCCAACAGAAAGGGATACTCCTTGTGGGGATTGTTGCGAAGATATATAACTCACTCTTCAACAACAAGCAAGTAACCACATATGATCAAATTCCAAATAGAGACTACTTAAAAGCAATTAAGTATCCTGTATTTAAGAAGAAGATCATGGAATGCTCGATTGAAGAGGATGAAGAGAATTCATACTACACAGGTATCTTAAATACAATTGCAGAAAACTGTGTTGGTAGTACTCCTCTGGTATTAGGAAAACATCCTGAAGATGAGGTAAACGATAGTATAGAAGACAAGTGGCATGAATGGTGTGTCAACAATTCTATAGGTTCTGCAATCAGACAAATACGTCGTGGTGCAGCACGTACAGGATTGGGTATTGGAATTCCATATGCTCCAAAGAACAGTCCAGACCCAGTTATTTTAGGTATCAAAACACTTTGTGCTATTGACCTGAAACAACCTTGGGGTGCCGATCCTGCTGACAGAATCATCGACGGTGTAAAGTACGATGAAAACTGGGACATAGAAACAATCTATGTCGACAATGGAACTATGGAACCAACACCATTCCATGCCAAAGACATCATCATCTGGCATAAATCAATTAAAGAAGGAGTACGTACTTGGGCACCAGAATGTGGTGCTGCATTTACGTTGTTCCCTTCAGTTAAAAGATTTATGAAAGCCATAGTACGTGGAGAGGAAATGAAGTCCTCTATTCCTATGGCAATCAAGTTAGATCCTATGGTCTACAAGCCAGATGCTGCCGATGGAATACCACAAGGTCAATGGGAATACGAACCTGGAATGGTCCCAACTCTTCCCCCAGGAACAGACCTGACCGGACTACAGTTTGGTAGTCATGGAACTGAACGTAACCAATTTATCCAATTGGTTATCGGTGCTGCTGCTAGATGTGTTCAAATGCCGAAGAACATTGCTCTAGGAGACAGTAGTGGTCACAACATGGCTACTGCTGCTATCGACATTATTCCTTGGAAGAATAGAGTTAGCATAGACAGAACCGACTTTGAGCCAGCCACTCGTAAGATATTTAAGATGTGGCTAGAACGAGCCGTTCGTGTTTCTGATTACTTGACTGTAAGAGCTAGAGGTCAATCCAACAGATTCACATTCGACTTGAATTATGATTTGTTGTTTCAACATCCAGATCCTATGAAGAATGCTAATAGTCGTGCTATAGATTTAATATCTGGTAGTACGACTTTAAGTCGTGTCTACATGGATCAAGGATTAAATGCAAGAAGGGAGCTTCAACGAGAAGCCAAACTTCGTGGTGTTTCTGTAGAGGAACTACATGAAGTACTTCTAGTGTCCAGATCTCCACAAGTTTTATCATTGCTACAAGGATTACCAGATGAGGCTGAACAATGAAGCTAACGTAAAGGCTGTTCATATCAAGTGTGAGGCCAAGGCCACCCTCCCAGAAAAAGGTCCGGCAAAGTTATCTTTTCTAGCCTACTCTGGTGATTCGGTTGACCTTAGTGATTATGGTTTTGACTATCCAGTTGTCTATAAAGTTTCTGGTATTGTCAACAAACAGAAAATTCCAATCCTCTACAATCACGGAGAAGCTGTTGGTCACACAACCAAGGTCAACAAGTTGGAAGGAGAAACAAAACTCGGAGGTCGTGGGTATCTGTCACTCCCTGGTGCAGCTACCAGTAAGATCGAAGAAGGTTTGAAGAATGGGTTTCCATTCGAAGGAAGTATGGGTCTAAGAATTGACAACTGGAATAAAGATATTAGCTTCCATGCTAAAGATCCTGTTGTAGTTAATGGACGTACTTTTCAAGCTCCAATCTACGTTGTAGAGAAGAGCAAAATGGTAGAAATGACTGTCACCGAATTCGGTCGTGACGGAGAAACTAGTTTTGAGTTACTAAACGAGGAAAGAAGAATGACTATCAAGAATGCGGCACCACCTGTTGACGACAAGCAAGTCCTTCCACCAGAAGACAAGAAGGTCGACAACAAAGAACCAGAGGATAAGAAAGTAGAGAACAAAGCTCCAGAAGACAAGAAAGTTGAAGAGAAGAAAGAACTTCCTTCTGACGTTCTTAACTCTGCCAAGTCTTTGATTCGAGTTCAGAAGCTCCTCAATACCTACAAAGATTCAGAGTCTTTGGAACTTGTTGAGAAAGGTCTTGAGAACGGTTGGGACGATGACCGAATTAAGAACGAGATTGAACTTGTTCAACTCCGCAATCAACTACCGAAGCTTCCTTCAGGTGGTGTGAAGGAAAACAAAGCAACCTTCTACAACACAATGGCTGCACGTGTAGCTTTGTCCAACGGCATGACCCCTGAAGGTATTGCTAAGAAGTGGGGCAAGGAAGTTGCTGACAATGTTTACGAACAAGGAGTTATGGGACCGTTCGAGCTCTGCGTAAGTGTAGCTAACCACATGGGTGGAAACTACACTGGTTTCAGTGATGCCGACGTTGTTTGCAAGTTCATCAAGAACAGCGGGTTCTCAACCTTCTCGATGCCCAACTTGTTTGAAGATGTGGGCAAGGCTCAACTTGAAGAGCGATGGACTCTCAATCCTCCTTTTGCTGTTCAACACTTGAAAGAAGGAAGCAATCCTGACTTCCGAACCACATCCAAGATCCGACCAAGTGGTGGTGAAATGTGGGATAAGTTGAGTGCTGACGGAAAGATCAGTCATACCAGCTTCGGTAAAGAAACTCGGTACACAACTGAGTTGGATACCAAGGCACAAATGATTGTCTTCGATCGTCCTACGATCATCAATGATGACCGAGACGTGTTGGCAACCATGATGGACTCGATGCTTGAAGGCGCAATGATGGTTCCCGACTACAAGTTGGGAATGAAGATGCTTGCACAAGCTTCTGCAGCAAACACTTTCTGGGTCGACACTGTAAACAGTTTCACAAGTACAGCACTAACCCGTGCTAACTTGTCAACTCGATACACTGATGTTCGTCAATACAACGAGACACGTGGTCTTGTTTGGAACACGATCATCAACGGTAACTGGAAGTTGATTCATGGACCTTCTTTGGAAGAAACCGCTTGGGAAATTCTAAAGCAAGATTACATTGTCAACGACACCACAGCCAACACAAAGACTGGTAGCAAGAACTACTGGTTCAACAAGTTTGAAATGGCAATGTTTGCTCAAATGGGCAATACCTCAGCTTTGGGCAGCACCGGCTTTGTAGCTTCAACAGCATGGTTGTTGTGGCCTAAGGAAGTCCGTTTCAGCCCGTACGAAATCACTTACCTACGTGGTAAGAAACGACCAACGATTGAATCCGTTGATCTCCCTGGTGACATGCTCGGATTCGGTACTCGTGGGTACTGGGACGTAGAAGTCAATGAACGAGAGAACACAGCTATCGTTCGTTGCAAAGCATAATTGATTCAACACAATAGAAACGAGGAATAAACAATGCCAGTATCAACCCCAAATTTGGTAGCTCAACCAGTCCTGTTGGAAAATTATGGTCCAGCAGGAATCATCCGATCCGACTCGAACATCGTCCCTTACTACAACATCCTCTCAACCTCGATCCTCCCAGGAGAACCGGTGTTGACCCAAGGTAGGATTGGGATTAGTAAGAAGATCATTCTTCCAGGTGAAATCGGTGAATTGATTTTCGATTGGATGGCAGACTTTGTTGTCAATCCAGCACTTGCAGCAGTCATTCTCTCCAACGCAGTTGTCTATTGGGATTACGATCTCAATGGAGTTTCTGGTGGAGTGACACTTCCTGCAGGTGTAGGTTGTGTAGCAGCATCTTCACCAACCAACGGATTCATTCTAGGTCGTGCAATCATCAGCAAGATGAAAGCAGTCTCACTAAGTAGTGGCAAAGCAATTGCAGCCTCCCCAGGAGACGAACGGATTCGTGTGGTTGCTCAAACACTTGCTGTATCAGCAATCGGTACTATTCCGACCTTCAACTAGTTGTTAGGGCCACTCATGTCAGATTTATTTCAAACCGGCGTACAGTGGCTCTCAGCAACACGTATCACTCATTTAACCCAGGACGTTGTTATTCGACGTCCTGGGACTGCTGGTGTTACTTTGAAGGCAACTGTACCTAGTTGTCAAGCAGATACGATTCAACAAGGACTCAAGATACAAACTCAGTATTTTGATTTCATGTTCTTGAAACAAGATTTAACTGACAACGACATACCTTTAGAACGTGGTGTAGAGATTGTTTGGAATGATAAGATCTTCCAGATAGCTTTCGATAAAAGAGTACTTTGGTATTACAATGATCCATTTCATTTGGATATTGTAGTACAGACTACGTATCAAAAAGATGTTGTCGTTGAGTCTCATACTTTTGATTCAACAGCATGGACCTTTGACAGCACTACATTTACTATGGACGAATCATGACTCTAGTAGAAATATCTGAAGCTATAAGAACCTACTTGAATACCTTAAATCTAACTTTAACCTCAAGTTCAGATCTAGTTCAAGACAAAGTCTTTATAGCCGAATGTGCCCTAGATCCTACTAAAGCCTTTGAGAACCTATCCAATAGTTTGTATGTAGTTCCAGTAACTGTAGAGTATAATAAAGAAGCTAGTGGTGCTAGAGAGCGTATTAAAATGCTTTCTAAAAGTCCTATAGTTTCTATTGTGCTTTCGATTCCATTTCAATCGTTTGCAGAAGGAGACGTTGGTAGTTGGGAAGAGATATCCCAAATACTTAATCTCCGAGAGCAAATAGACACAGCTGTGGCAACCCACACTTGGGATATTCAAATAGACTCCATCAGAGCAGAACCAGCACAAGAAGTCACTTTGAATCAAAAATGGTTTCTATCAATTACTGAATTCGTTTTCAAAGGAGTAAGTTGTTGAAATACACAGGCAAGATTCAGTTTTTCTTTCAAAAGCTCATACGTCGTGTACGGTATGCTGAGAACAAAGCTTTGTACAGAGTAGCTGGATTGATTAGAGTCACAGCAAGAAGGACAATGAGAAATAGACCTGGACCGTCTAAAGCACCCAAGCCACCACACGTTCATACAGAAGCAGGTCTTAAAGAGATTTACTTCAGTGTATTTGGCAACAAGGCAATCATTGGACCTGTCAAGTTTCCTGGATCTAATCAATACAACGAACCTGTCCCTCACGTACATGAATTTGGTGGAACTTATACAAGTAGGTTCTACTATAATCATTTTCCACAACGACCTTATATGTCTCTAGCCCTTAAAAAGCTACATGAAAAAGGTCTAATATCCCGACAGTTTTCAGCCGTAATGGCAGAGGTGTTATGACATGGCACAAAGTGCAAATCTAACACAGTGTGACAAAAATGGTGCAGAGATGTCTCTGTACTTTTCAACTGGCACCTGTGCAACTCCGGTGTGGATCTTCCACAAAGGCATTATTGGTGATCTTCAACTTGGTGAATCTGAGGATCAGAATGAGTTAACCTCACGTGATCCAGCACAGATTGTGAAACAGTACACCGAAGGCAAGATCGACATTGAAGTAAGTGGTGAACAAGTAGTCGATTCCGATTACGAAGGTTGCAACTTCATCAATGCAATGAGGGCTAAAGGAAGTCCTGGTGACATTTGTATTCTTACTGGATACATGTCCGAAGTAGGTTCCTTTGGTTGGAGAGGGCATATGAGAAACTTCGATAGAAGTATCTCCGGACCAGAAAACGGTGCTGCTCGTCAAAGCTTTATGCTTAAACCAGCAGCTTGCGTTCTGGTAGCTTGCAAAGTCCGTCCTGTTAAAGTATCCGTAGCCGACGCTGTCGCTGACTACTCACCAGAAACCTTCACCCCAACGGCATAACAATGAAACCAGAACAACGCAAAGAAGAACTGTTGCACGGTCTACGCCGTGCTTCAGAAGGAAACGAAGTATACATCGACGTGACTCAAGTCATGGAAGTTCTAGGACTGGAAGAAACTGAGAAGCTTCTTGTCAGTCTAGTACACATGGAACAGCTAACCAAGATATCCAACGGAAGGTCGGGAGTCCTCCCAGGAAAAGACCGCATCCAAGGTGGTATGGCTGGTTTCATGAGAGACGATTTGCTTGCTGCTTTGGAAGCTCACACTTTCGACAAAGCAGTTAAGCCTCCTGTAGATTTTACTTAGTACAGGACAATCTTGAGGTTCGAACTCTCTTTCCTCAAGACCCTTTCCGGTGACTAGTAAGTGCTGGATTCTGGTTGGTACATTACTACCAACTAAGAAAATAACTACTAGAGCTTTCAGTTCTCCGGACCCTGTGTGTCGCATGAAGCACACAGGGTCTTTTTAGTATTTAGGAACCACGCTGAGTGAAAGAAGAAGCCACTCGTAAAACTAAGGTCGAAGACCGAAGGAATAGAGTCGCCCTTCTTGAACGATGCGAAGCAGAGTGAAAGAAGAACCACCTATGACAACCAAGTTTCAATTCGATAACAAAGACTTCAAGATAGACATACGTTGGAAAATGGCAACAGAAATCTTGCCTGACAAATTTGGAGTAGAGATCCTAAAGCTATTTGTAAATCAAGAGGCAGTAAATGCTTCGATGCAAAGAATGCTGTTAGACGATCTCCTCGTTTGTAAAATGATGTGGTTCTTTATAGAAGAAGAAACATCAATGACCTACGATCAATACGTTGATAAAATGAGTATCTCATGCTTGGATACTTTCAGAGAAGCATTCTGGACTGAGGTAGCAAATTTTTTCGGGTCGGCCAAGAGGAAGCTAATTCTGGACATGTGGGAAATGTTCAAGAGGGAACTGAAGAACGCAGACTTACAGATGGCCATATCCGAGAACTCGCCCTCGAATTCACCGCCCGAACAGGTATAGAAGCATCCAACTACACCTTCGGTGAGATCTTTTGGATAGTAAGACACAGCCAAGAACATGAACAAATGATGATGGCATGTGCAGCACAATCGGCCGAAATGTGGCCTAAGAAAACACAGAACAAACCCTCCCAGAAGAAGGCAATAGATGCCACGTTGGGTGCCTTGTTTGATAGGAAATAATTATGAGTCGTGGTAGTATATTTGCGGGTCGTGCAGTCATTCTTGTTACAGCTGAAGATCAGCTAAACAGAGGACTAGGAAAAGTACGTTCCACACTTCGTAAGTTTGCCAATACTTTATCAAACATAGGAGACTCTTCACTTCGAGGAGGTCTCCTTGGATCAATTGTTTCTGGGGGGATACTCAAACACTTTGTTGACTTTGATGACAAGTTGTTGACTCTACAAGCTAAGCTAGGTATCTTTGGTAAAGCTGTAGGTCAAGACGCTATTGTAATGAAAGACCTTGAAGAAAGTATTCGTGCTTTAGGTAAGTCAACATCGTATACAACTTCTCAAGTTACTGAAGCTGCAATTGCTTTAGCTCAAGCTGGTTTTAGTGCTGACAAGATTAAAGGTAGTCTTCAAGCTGTACTCGATCTAGGTCGTGGTACAGGTTATGGGCTAGATCAATCTGCTGAAGTCCTAGCCAACACAATGGCTACCTTTAACTTGGAGCTAAAGCTGCCACTCTTGTAGCTGATCAATTGGTTCGTGCTACACGATTGGGTACAGTTGAGATTGATGACCTTCGAGAATCCTTGAAGTATGCTTCTGGTGCTGTATCTAACTTAAATGAAGATCTTCCAGTTCTTCTTTCTTTGTTAGTTCAAATGTCTGAAGCAGGTCTTAAAGGTTCTCTAGCTGGTACATCACTCAACACAGCTTTGAACCAGATGGTGAAGAATGCTGAACAACTCAAAGCTCTTTACGGTGTAGACATCATAACGAGTGTGGGATCGAATGGTCAACTCAAGATAGACTTGATGAAATCCTTCATCAACATTGCCAAGCAACTCCAAGCTATACCCGACCCAGGAAAGAGGCTGGCAGCTTACAATGATATCTTCAACTTGCGTGGACAACGTGCTGTAACCTCTGTTCGAGAAATGGAACAAGTAGTTCAGATTCTTCAGAAACTAACTGAAGCTTCTGGAGAAGCACGTAGAGCAGCACAAACAATGGACATGAGACTTGGTGGTTCTCTTAGAAGAGCTACTGGTGCTGTCAGTGACTTTGTGTTGACTCTCGGACAGATCAATGCTCCATTAGTGACCTCCTTTCTAGAAGCTGTTCCTGCTGCTGCTCAAGCATTACAATACTTTGCTAAAGCACACGGAGATTTGATGATAGCTTTAGTTCTATCTCCTTTTGCTTTAGTAGCAGTAGGTGTAGCACTAAAGGGCTTAGCCATAACAATGACGTTAGCTGCAAGTAGCCTAACACCATTGATCTCGGGACTACGTGCACTATCCAGTGTGGTCCTCCCAGGAACAAGTCGGCAGCTATCATTCTTGTTTGGCACAAAGAAAGCTCCAGGAATTTTTAAAGGGGCAGGAGCTTTAGGGGCTAAAGGAACAAATTTCTTACACAGCTTATATAGTAGAATGAAATCTACTAAAGAGCAAGTATCTGAAAGAAGTAGGTTACGGGCTTTAGCTGCTGGACAAGCAGCTTTAGCTAGATCTCAATTTAAGAAAATGGCTTTACTTGGAGATAAAGGTGCAAGATTAGGTGGTTCCCTAGGAAATGAGAGAGCTGTACAAACCAAGCTAGGGGTAGACATTGATAACATTGACAAAAAATTGGTACATCTTGCTAAAGCTAGACAAATAGCGGCTGATGCAGCTAGAGTTGAAGCAATGTACCAAAAAGATTTAACTAGACTTCTAGCTGAGGAAGTTACTCTTACTCAGAGAATCAATGATGCTTCAAATAGAACAAAACCAGGTTCGGCTTTATCTTCTGAAGCTTTGTTAGCTTTAGAAGAGAAAAGAACCACAATAGAGTATCAACGTTGGAGAATAGAAAAAGAACGACAAAAGTTAAGAGTGCGTTCTCCAGAAAGCAGTGCCGCTCTATTTAGAGAACAAAATCGTTTGTTGACAGAACGAGCGATCAAAGTAAATCGAATAGCTCGAATGGAAACGGCTATAAATAGAACAGCAATTCAACAAGGGAAAATTGCATTAAAAGCAAGAGGTCTTGGATCTCAAGCTATAACTTCTAAAAGTCGTGCTGAAAATCTTTTAAAATCAGCTAACAGCATTCGTCCTATAACAGAATTGTTTAGGGGTGTTAGACTCGTTAAAGGGATTGACAACTTACTTTCTTTCGGAAAAGCGTTATTTACTGTAGCTAACGGAGTTAGGAGATTTGTATTTTCAGTTGGTGGTATCACAACTATTCTTGAACTTCTACTTTTATTTGGGGATAAGTTACCTGGGGTTAAAGATGCAATGCAAGCCTTCTCTAACGGCTTCAAAGCTGCTGGAGAGCAAATAGGTAAGATCCGTGGGATGCTCGGCCCAGGAATGGCGTTGTTCTCTCAAGGTATCGAAACTTTAAATGCTGGAGAAGTAGAAGCTGGATTATCATTACTTCAAACAGGTGTGCATAGTTTGATTGGTGTAATAGGCAATCAACTATCTGCTGCTTGGTTTGCTTTCATGGAGAAAGTAAGTTGGGTTTACGACATCTTTAAGAAGATAGTTGTCGTTAGTTACGAGATTGGTGCTGCAATTGCAGGTTCTGTAGGTGTTGCTTTAGATAATATATTTGGGAGACTTGGTAGGTTGTTTGGTGGAGAAATGGTTGCTGGTGATGGTATCTCTGCTTTGATAGCTACCGTAGCTAAATTCACAGCAGCAGTTGTTCCGGCACTTACAGCTTTTCTGTTAAAATTTGAGAGTATTCTAGCTCAGTTTATTCTCAACTTGATGGAAGCTTTTCCAATGTTGACAAAGTTCTCTGCTGATGGAGCTAAGCAAAAACTGGCTAGTACAGTTCTTGCAAATGAAGCTTCAGTTGCTGCTTTAATGAACATCATGAAGAAAGCTTTTGCAAATATAGATACGGCAATGTTTCTGCCTTCAGAAGTGGACTTCAAGAGAAGAAGGTTGGAAGCTGAAAGAGCAGGAAAGCAAGCTCAAGATATTCTTAAGAACACAGATCTAAAGAGTATGTTTAGTTCCTACTTTTCTACACTTACAAGCAATTTATCCAACCTACTGTCTTCTACGACATCAAAGAAAGAAGAGTTGAAAGATGCTTTCTTAGACGACTTCTTTAATGGTTTGGATAACATGCAGAAGTCTAAGAACGGAATGCAACAAAGCACTCCTCCTGATTTAGCTAAAGCACTTAACATTGTGTCTGCTTTTGTTGGTTCTGCTCAAGCTTCTCGTGGTAACTTACTACAAGCTATCAACGTAGAGAAACAGACCCAAAAGGAGATTCAAAAGAATACCCAACGAGCAGCAGACGAGTTAGAGGATATCAACGCAAGAGGAGGTCAACTTGTCTTCACAAGCTGATACTGTTCGAGCTTTGCAAATGCTACGCTCAATGGGGAGGGACAACCGTGATCTAATACCACTCGACCACAGACTCTACAGAAAGTGGTTCTCGGTCGCACAGGTCCCTCCCCAGAAAACACTGGAGGATCAGAACGGTCTTCCAGTTATAGTTCTAGTTCACAAACAACAAGCAATTGATTTCTTAAAACACAAGTATCAATTTCTTCAAAGAGAAGAATTAGTTAAGGAGTTGGAAGATGCTGGACGTGACCTATGTGGAAATCAATCAAGAGAGTAGGTCTTTTCAAGTATCTAGAGACTCAATCTCCCAAGATTTTGTTTATGCTTTCTGTGGTAACTTTGTAGATGAAGCAAGTGAATCTCCTGATACATTCTTTGGTTTAGACGACGACCATCAAGTACTTAAAGCTCTCTACCAATACATTCCTTGGTTCAGAGAGTTTATGTTACCTGATGGTCAACTCTATATGCTGTATATCAACTCGGTATCTGGCAAACAAATCAATGATGAAGTTTGGGAGATTACACTTCAATACGACGTTCCTAAAGACGGTGAAAGTACTGGAGGTTCTGGTGGTGGGGGTGGTGGAGTTCCTGATACTAATGTGTTAGGTCCATCTGTTGGAGAACCTGGAAACTCCAATGAGTTCACTCAATTGAGTTTCAATAGTGAAGCACAATCACAGCATGTCTTAGAGAGTTTAGCTTTACAATATATTTCTGTTGGGGTAGATGCAACTACTTCACTTCCTACATCTTATCATTTATCAAGACCTGCACCAATAGGTCTTCTAAGTGATGGAACGATTACTGGAGCAGATATATACAGAAGAAACTTTACATTTCAAGTAACTCAATACTTCAGTCCAAGTAGATTAACATACAAGTTTGTACGTAAGATCTATAGAATGACTGGGACGTTGAATGAGAAAGTGTTCTTTGGATTTGCACCAGGATCTGTTCTTTTTCTGGGGGCGTCAGGAAGTGGTGACTTGTTTGCTAATGTTCCTGTCACCTTCAACTTTGCTGTTCAACCCAACTTTAAGTTTGTTGAAGGAGCAAGAAGTTCTTTAGCTAATCCCGACATATCACCTGTAGAAAGTCCTGACATCATAGCAGATGCTAACTTCCCTTCAGTATCTGATGTCGAGTTCTTTGGTTGGGACGTAGTTGATTACTTGTTCTCTGAAGTACCAGATTCCGCATCCGGACTAGTATTAAAACGACCAGACTTTCGTTTGGTCCACAGAGTGTATGAACTAACCGATTTTGATAAACTACAACTCTAGGAGACAACATGCCAGCAGCATTCTCACCCCAGATAAACATGGCTGACGTCTGGGAACTTATCAAACGAGTTCAGAACAAAGATATTGGTACGGACACTCTAAAGCTTACTCTATGGATTGCAGGTTCTGGTATCGAACAATTCGACGGCAAGGAAGACTCTCCAGTATTTGGTTCAACGTCGTTGGAACAAATGACTTTGGATCTAGCTGAGGCAATGGAAGATCTATCACCAACTTTCACAGATCATGGAGTCACCTATTGTACTGCTAAAGATCTTAATCCAACAATTAAGTCTTTGTTGAAGCACCTACTAAAGACGTTACTGGAATCTTGGTGATGAATACAACAACTCTTCTTCTAATCGTGATCTTGTACTTTATGGCTACAACTTTGAGCCAGCAAGAATAACCCTATCTTGGAACCAACAATGAGAACTATCTTATTCTTAATGCTGTTATGTTCAACAGCTACAGCCCAAATAAAGGTAGACAAAGTCTACTCACAATACCAACCAATCATAATCGAATGCGGGACCGTCCTCCCAGAAAACACGAAGCAACAAGTCATCTGGGATTTGTCTTCAAAGAACAAAGTAAGTTTCAGAGAATTTAATCAAACACTTGCTGTTTGGGCAGAACCTGGACTTTACAATGTTGAGGCAACTGTACTCTTAACTACAACCAAGAAGATTGGTGATGAAGTAGTTGAGATCTTAGTTCCTGGTGGATTTAAGAAGTACAGAGCAGAATTCAAGGTCTTAGGAAACGGTCCAGTACCCGATCCAACTCCAGACCCTGACATCAAACCAGACCCAATTCCAGTACCTCCACCACCTAAACCAACCATCGACCCTGACCAGTTTGACAACATAGGTCAAAGGGTCAACTCGTGGATACCAAAGTCTCCCCCAGAAGCATACGACGCAAGGCTTAAGATGGCCTTACTTTATGCAGACTTATACTCTGGTTTAGAGTCTGGAAAATACTTAACACTTGATGTTGCTTACTCCAACTTCAATGTGAATAAAGCTGCCGTAATGACTCCAACGATATCTCCACATTGGACTTCTTTTGGAAAGAGTCTAGTAGAAGATATCAACAAACGTAACCTAAACAGAACTCAAGCAATCGATTACTACAAAGCCGTTGAGAAAGGTCTCAAATGAACTCAAACCTCAAATCATTTTACAACCAATTGGTTCTTTCTGCTCAAGTCGAACGAGATAACGGACGACTATCAATCTCCGAATCTTTGTTGATCCGATCCCTACGTCTTCGACCAGCCAAGCTACAAGCAGTATACGAAGAAGCAATCGGTGAACTATGTAGCAACGCAGACTTCGTAGCTGCATTGGTAAGCAACTCTCCAGCAGGTTCGTTACAGATAGGTGATATCACTTTATCTGGTAATGCACTAGCTAAATCGATCTTAGCTGGCGAATTCAAAGTAGACTGGGAAAAGCTTGGTGATTTTATCATCAAGATTCTTCCAGCAATCCTACAAATCATTGCTCTGTTCCTTTAACTTGAGGGACCGTCTCGTGTCACTACCTCCATCAGACCACATGTTTTGGAAAGTTATCCTGCTTCTTATTGTTGGAGTAGTTTACTGCTTCATGTCAACATTCAACTACAAAATGGATTTGATATTAAGGATCTAGGAACGCTGATTGCCATGTGGTCTGCTATGGTAGGCTTCAACATGGCAAAAACACAAGCACTGAAAGAATAAAAACATGATCGATAATTCAACAGGTAATCCAGGCCCTCAAGGGTGGTGGATGAACGAAGCAGACTCCGAAGAAGACAAACTGGCAATGGAACGTGCCCGTACAGAAATGCTGACAGAAGCAGCACCTGGAAGATTCTGTGCTTCAACTCCAGGCCCAGTTAACCAATTCTTCCTAGACAAAGTGATCTCCGCCCAGAAAGCCGACGGCATTGAATCTGGGTTTTCCTTTAGACACGTAGAGATTGCTGCATTTGGTGCTCCACTCAACTGGTTAGCTCAGCTAATTGGTTCCTGTGTAGCAAGTGGTGGTATGCGTGCTTGGGTAGCACGTGTGCTGTGTGAGATTTTGATTCTTGGACAAACAGAAGAATCTTTTGGTGTTTCAATCACCGACAAGAAGAATCTAGCACACTTTGCACCATACAACTATCGTCTAGGTAGAGCTATCATCAACCTTAACGGTAACAGTGACGGATCTATCTGTTCTGCTCACCGACAAGGAATGATGGAAGGAGGATCACTACCTTGTGACACTCCAGGTTTAGTATCAGACGCTTTTCCTGAACCTCAGTCTGAACAAACCTATCGACAATGGGGTGCCAACAACACCCTTACAGAAAAATACAAACTAGCAGCACAAGCATTCAAACTAGGTACCTCCGATAACATCACTTCCCCAGAAAAGATGACGGAGGCTAACAATAGATTTGAACCTCAAATGATCTGTAGTAACTGGGCTTTCCGTCCAGATTACCAACATCCAACTTGGAAGTATGCAGACGGAAGTCCTGTATGGATCTACAAACGTGACACAACTACAAGTTGGGGTCACAACATGACTATCTACGGTTGTGTAACTGTAGCTGGTAAGATCTTTGTTGCAGTTAAGAACAGTTGGGGAATGAAGGCTCACAAGAATGGTGATCACTTCTGGATTCCAATTGAACTTTATGCACAATGGATCAAACAAGCTGAAAGTTGTTCGATTGGTGAAATCGACCTAACCGACAGCAAACCACCAATCTGGGAATAAGAACATGTTATTCCCCAAAGTACGTAAAGCAAAGAGAAAAGGTTTTAATTACCAATGGCATTCAACAAAGACTGGTTTTCGTTATGGAACCAATTCTTTTCGTCGTTGGATATGTTTTCCGTTCTCACAAGTAGCATGGAAACAAAGAGAGGGTTACAAATGTTTCAAATAGAAAGTGAATTTGTTATGAGAACTCTAGTCGTTTATGGTCTTGCTTTTGTTGCTTGTCTCTTGATGACAACTGCACAAGCACAAGACTGCTACATCAATCCAGTTACTGGACAGCAAGTGTGTCCACTACGAACTCCAGTAAGATCAGTAGTTGCTACAGTAATCCCAAACTCCTGGGAAGTTAGCACCGCCCCAGTAAGATCGGTGATTGCTCACTCAGTTCCTGATTCCTGGGAAATGCCAGTAGCTCGTGGATATTCGGTAAGTAGTACCGTATCCTATGGATCAGCAGGTTCTGTGTCTTACGGATCAACTGGTGGTTACTCAGTAAGTGGAACAACTTCTGGGGGAAGTACTGGATATTCAGTAAGTTCAACTCAAGTTGTTCAATCGTACGGTTCTACAGGTTCTGTACAATCATACGGTTCTGCTGGATCAGTTCAGTCTTACGGATCAGCAGGTTCTTCTGCTTGTGATCTACCTGTAAGAACTCCAGTAAGAAACTTGATTCAAGCTCTGCGTCCTGCAAACCAACCAGTACGTAAAGTTCTTCAATCACTGAGACCAGTTTCTTACTCTCCTGTTGTTCAAGATTCGACCTACGGATTTGCTGCAACACTCAATGCTTCTGGTGGGTTGTTCCACGACAACTCTTACAACGGAGCAGAAGTCGTGTATCGATCTTCAGGCGTAGCTACAGAAGAAGCAGCACGTAGATCATGGATGCGTTCCCCAGGACACCGGAGGTTGCTACTTGCTGGCAGAATCAGTGAAGTAGTTTGTGTTGGTAACGTGTGTGTTGGAAGATGACAACTTCAGACGAACTACCAATTAAAGAAGACTTTCCTCAAGTAGATTTTCATTGTCATAAATGTGGGGTAGAAACAACAACTGCCCCACCACTTCCTGACTTAGCCGTCTGTGAAGAATGTTGTGAAGATCATGAATACAAATACGATTCTTACGAAAGAGGTAGTTTTTGTATTCATTGTAACAAACCGAAAGACTTCGACGAATTTGATTGAACAACGGTAGCTTCGGCTACCTACAGACGTGCTAGTAGGTAGTGGTTCCACCTACTAGCACTTTATTACTTGAAACTCAGTACATAATGTGTATTGAGTTTTGTGTAGTAAGTAACATTGGAGACAATCATGTTTGAATACAAATGTGAAATCATTTCTGTTATAGATGGTGACACCCTAGATTTAGACATAGATCTAGGATTCGGAATCCACAACGTAACAAGGGTACGTCTAGCACACATCAATGCACCAGAGAAATCCACCCCAGAAGGAGTGGCTGCTAGGTTTGCTTTAGTAAACAAGATCAATGACCTTATTGCCTCTGGTGACTCTTTTCTATGTAGGACTGAAAAAGACAAGAAAGAAAAATATGGTAGATACTTAGCTACCATAGTTTCATTTAAGAGTTTAGAGTCTCTTAACAACTTCATGTTAGAGACTAAGAATGCCGTCAAATACATGTAGGAGTTATCGTGCCAGCAACAAAACAAATTAAACTTAATGGGGCTGTAAGTCCTGTTCCACGTTCAAGCAAGCTACAGTCAGATGCAATTCTGAACTATTCACCTGATGTAGGTGCTACTTGTGCTGCTCCAGTACCGTCCTTGGCTGCTGGAAGTCATGCAGGTACTCAATCGGTTGAACTTTCATCAACAACTCAACCAAGTGAAATCTACTACACAATTGATGGTTCAACACCAACAAATGCAAAGACTAGATACACTGGGGCAATTGAGATTGAAGAAACCACAACTTTGAAAGCAATTACAATCAAGTTTGGTATGACTTCAAGTTCTGTCTTCTCCGGAACATACACTATTACCTAAGAGTTACACCATGCCGTGGTTACAAGAAGCTGATTGTGCTCTATTAAAAACTTGGTTACTCAATAGTTCTGTACCGTCTTTGACTTCAGCATCAGACGGTAGAATCTATTGGTGTAACAAAGCTTTTGAGGAACTACTAGGCTATTCAGAATATGAATTAACCATAGGTCAAGGTGGACGAGGTATCTCTTGGCATCAACTATCAGTTTCCGATGACTCATTTGAGGCTGATAAGAAGATGACAGAGGAGCTTATTGCAGGTAGAAGAACAGACTACACTTGTCGTACGAGATACATTCCAAAGAATCAAAGTCCTATCTGGGTGGAACTACACGTAATGCGTTGGCCGAGAGAAGGAGACGATGTAAGTTGTTTCCTAGTAATAGCTATGCCATTGCAACAAGAAACCAACTACTCCACCCAGATAATCACAGATCAAATTAAGTTTCTTGGGACAACACTTCATGAGCTACGTCAGAATCAAGAAGTGTTTCTCAAAGAAACAACACGTAGTGACACAGAAACAATAGCTATTGCTCTTGCAAGAGTTATCAATGCAAACCCTAAACGTGCTGCAATGGTGTTCTTGTTCATCTTAGCAATGTTGTTAGGTTCTGAACTCATACGTGCTGTCGAGACCATAAAGAAGCTAACAGGGCTGTCAGTACCTGCCGTAAAGGAACCATAATGAGAAGACCAGCTAAAAAAGGTGATCCATTCTTTGAGCACATGTCTTCGGAAGTATACAACGAACTCATAAGAGGACAGCAACAAGCCAACGGACCTTCCCCCAGAGAAGCCAGGCAAAGCAATACTTTAGTTCGTGTCATTTATACTGGGGAAGATGAAGATGGTTTAGGTTTGTTTGAACCTGTTGTTATCACTGGTCAAGCATTGACTATCAACACTACATTACCAGACAGTTCTATGCAAGACATAGTTCTTAGTGTAGTTAAGATGTCCGAAGCAACAAATGAAGGTGACGATGAACTTCCTGTAGGTCCTGTTGCTGTCACACAACAATACATCAAAGGTGACGTAATTGGTTATGCTGCTGTATCGGGTAACACTTGGGTAAGATCCAATGCACTTATTGCTACTGGTAGAAAAGTTTATTGGACTAACTTAGTTGGAGACAAAGTAGCTGGTCGTAGTTCTGACAAATCTTTATCGGGTCATGGTTTTTGCATTATCACAGTACCTACTGCAACAAGTGGTTTGTGGTACAGTAACATTGTCATCACACAATACGAAGCTGGTGGTGGTTGTGCTAATCCAGTCAATAACCTACGTGTAGATCCAGGAAGACAACTTGTTCTTATTCGATGCAATGGTGATGAAGAGATCTGGCATACTGGAAGCAACTGTTCGGGGGCATAATGTCAATACAATTCATTGGAGACCAGATACTATTTGATGGTGACGACGTAGCTATGGACCCCGACTGCTGTTGTGATACAGTCTGCCCATGCTGCTACTACGCTATTCAAATACTAAGAGATGATGGAACTCCATTTGCCGTTCGACAAATGATAACTGGATTCTGTGCTCTAGGTCCAGACACAACAGCCAATCCATTTCAATGTGGAGACGAAACATTCGTACTAGAGCTAGATACAATCTCTCCCCCAGAAGGATGTGTGTGTTACGGTGATTTCTCTAGTGATACTAATGCTTACAGTGTTCTTGCTTGTTCTCAACAATATTACACTGAATCGTCACAAGATGATGTATGTAACTATACCAGATCTGGAAAACCTGGAGTCGAAAGACATACTGGAACAATGAGCTTTCGACACGTATACAACGTAACTTTCTGTTATGATCCATGTGGTACAGCTACAGTTTCAATCAACCATAAAGTTTATTGTAACTTCGGTGTCTTAATTCACGATGAACCACCACCAGCTTTTCCAGTAACCGATACTTGGGTCGACATTTCAACTGAACTCATATACGATTCAACATGGACGTGGACAAGTGTTACAACTACAAACTGCACTACCAACCCAGACGTAGGAACAACAACAAGCAGTTCATTAGCAAGTACTGACTTCACCAAAACTTGGGGAACGACATTTATAAATGCAGCCTACGGATGTTCAACCCCAAGCTCATTTACGGTTGTAATCCCTAAACCATGTCCTGCTACTGGACTTATTCTAATAGGTGGTGGAACACCATGTGAATGTGGAGATCCTCCAGCATCACCAGAAGGTTACTTTGCTGATGGTTATTTTGCAGATGGATATTTTTCCAGTGGCTACTTCACGGAATCCACAGCAGGCGGAACTTATTCTGGCTACTTTGCTGATGGTTATTTTACAGATGGATATTTCGAAGACAATTATTTGTAGAGGTTAAAGAATGGCAACCGTATACCCAACAGCAGCAGGAGCTTGGTCAACACGCACATGGAACGATGATTCCACGGGTGCCGCTTATGGTGCTGGAACGCCACAGACTGGTGACACGGTCCTAGCTAATAATCTGGCGATAACGGTGGACGTTGATATTACTGTTGCGGAACTGAGCACTAGAGTTGGAACAACTGCGGCGGCTGGCGGTGGTTTTACAGTCAGCGGGACGAGAACAATTAACGCCAATATAAATGCTGGGACAACTGACTGCCTAACAATTCCATCTTTTGGTAGCAACATTACCGTAAACGGAAATGTCACCGGAGGAAGTGGGACAGGCGCTGACGGAATAGTATACTCTGCTTCGAATTCAGTGCTAAATGTTACCGGAAATGTCAATTCAGGCAGTGGAAGCTCAGCTCTTGGAATTAATGCCGCTACTCCGTCGACTTCTAATTTTGTAGTCACTGGAACAGTAACGGGCGGGAGTACAAATTCAACCCGCACAGGAATAGTAAACGGTAATTCAGGGACTGGAATAATTATTGGGAACGTTGTTGCTGGTGCGTCTGCACCTGGAGTGTCTGTAACAACTGGTTGGGTTAGGATTCAAGGCAATATATTGCCAACAACAACAGCAGCCGCATTGGCTGTTTCTTCAACTGGATCAGTGTATTTAATTGGAAACGCAGCAGCAAATACAACGCAAAGTGCAATTTCGTATACGAGCATCGGTCAGTTAATTGTTGTTGGAGACGTAACAGGCGGAACGACAGGAGATGGAATAAACTCAACATCTAACTCTGTTTTACCCATTGTTATTAACGGGACGATAACGGGTGGTTCTTCGGCAGGCGGGTACGGTATTTCGCATTCTGGAAGTGCCGATATTCGCATTTTCGGAACTGAAGTCGCGGGCGCTGGCGATGCAGCAGTAAATAACGCAGGATCAGGAACAAAAACAACCGTCGGAGTTGGCGGCGGCGGTGCTGGTATTGCACGTCTTACACGAGGAGGTCTAGTCGGATGAGTTATCTAGGTGATTTCAGAATTGGAAAAGTCGTTCGTAAGATGTGGAACTCAAATGCAATTGCAGGAGAGTCTATCACCCGATCGACAAACGGAACTGTATCTGTTTACAAAGACGGCGGAACAACACAGAGTACAACGGGCGTTACTGACACGGAAGACTTCGACAGTTTGACAGGCGTTCATCTGGTCGCGGTAGATACGTCGTCAGACGGAACGTTCTATTCGTCAGGATCAGATTTTGAAGTTGTTTTGTCGGCTGCAACAATCGACGGAAAGACGATCAATGCGACTTTATTCTCATTTAGTTTAGAGAATCGTTCGGCATTGATTTCAACCACAGCAGGCAGAACGCTTGACGTTTCGTCTGGTGGAGAGGCTGGAGTCGACTGGGCAAACGTAGGTAGTCCAACTACAACTCTCAATCTGTCAGGAACGACTGTAAAGACGGCAACGGATGTCGAGACAGACACAACAGACATCCAGTCAAGAATTCCAGCGGCATTGGTAAGCGGTCGAATCGATTCAAGCGTTGGAGCTATGGCCTCTGATGTTCTCACTGCTACAGCGATTGCAGCAGACGCTATTACTGATGCAAAAGTTGCAAGTGACGTCACGATTGCCTCTGTAACTGGGGCCGTTGGGTCTGTAACTGGAGCAGTTGGTAGTGTAACAGGCAATGTTGGTGGTAGTGTTGCATCAGTTGTAGGAAACGTTGGTGGGTCCGTAGCAAGCGTTGTAGGTGCTGTTGGTTCGGTTACTGGAAATGTCGGAGGTAGCGTAGGCAGTGTAACAGGCAACGTAGGTGGAAGTGTAGGGTCCGTTGCTACTGGTGGAATCTCTGCTGCTAGCTTTGCTGCCGGTGCAATCACGTCAACAGTCATTGCAACGGGTGCCGTAGATGCCGATGCTCTTGCAACCGATGCAGTTATTGAGATAGCAGCCGGAATACTCGGTGCAACTATCGAAGGATCTTACGATCTTTCGGAGTGCATCAAAGTTATTGCGGCTGGCATGGGTGGAAAGACAAGCATATCAGGTTCAACTGTTACATTTAGAAACCTTTCAGATTCCAAGGACGTTATTGTTGCAACCGTTGTGACTAACGAACGAACTGCTGTAACTTTAGATGTTACTTAATCATGTTACGATGTCCTTCATGCAACAAACGTCTACCACAGGTATCAGGAAAGATACACTGTACTTGTGGTAGACTCACAGACGAGAACGAAGCACAAACTTGTACCATAAAAAAACCTGAGCCGGAGCCTGCACGTGTGGAATGTCTCAATCTAATTACACACCCTGAAACTCAAGTAGTCTCCTGTACCATCATAGAATCTATATCAGGTCTACAACATCTACCAACAACGAGAAACTGCCAAGCATGCTCTCGATGTACCCACCCCCAGAAAACGAACGAAGTGACTGTAGGTATCAGTATTGAAATACTAAAAGAGCAGGGACAAGAATACGAACACTTGTTGCCTGCTCTTTCTATTGATACACTTCAAGGTCCAGGAACAATGCTGAAGAAGATGCTAAGTTGGTTCATAACTAAACCACCTAACTGTTCTTGTGGTGACAGAGCCGAACTCATGGACGTATGGGGTCCGGACAAATGCCACGAGAATATGAGGCAGATACTAGGTTGGTTAAGAGAATCAGCACTAGACAACGGATACCCATACAGTGAGTTCCTAATCAAGTACATGATCGAACTAGCAATAACACTATCCAGACTCTCCCCCAGAAATAAAGCCGGTACCTAAGATGAAAGCTCAACCAATGTATGTGTGCCCTACTGGATATAAATACTGTTCAGTAGAAGAAGCAACACATGTAAAGATTCATTTACCTGGACCACTTCCATACCGTATAATTCCAGTCATTCGACGTGGAACAAGGCAAGGTACTAACTGCTGGTCTTGGAATGGTGATGTAGATAAACCAACATTGAAACCTTCTATTCTTAGTAAAGGTTCATCGATGATTGATGGTGTGGTCGTAGATCATGTTTGTCATACCTGGGTGAACGATGGTAAGGTACAATTTTTATCAGATTGTACACACGAGTTTGCTGGACAAACATTAGACCTAATTGATGTAGATTAAACCACAATATCACTCTATATGTATCATGGCATGATTCACCTGACAGCGATAGACGCATCCACTTAGGGGTTTGACTAGGAACCCATAATTCCGGATAAGTCTAGCCATAGGTCAAGCCTGACCCCTTCCCGGTCATTTTATCGGCGACAATCAGCGAATCAGACGCCACCATATGTATCATGCCATGATAGTACCCAACGAATGGTATATATCCGCGTCTAGGTGAATCATGGTATGATACATACTACATGCAATTCTATTATCGGTCCCTCACTTCGAATTTCTTCTCTCATAATTGAAGAAATATCGCACCTACAAAAAAACCCAGTAAAATCTCTTGCGCGTGTAGCTTTTCCCTTGCCTTTCTACTTCCCATCCGTATAATAAAGGTAGATTAAAGGAATCTAGTAAACGCCGTAGTATGTATCACACCACGATACATCCAGCAACTAGAATAGAAACCTCGAACGAAACTAGTTCACTAGTTGAGTAGAGAAGGAACCAAGTTATGATTACATTTGCAAGGGACACAACTATGTCGGCAACAATTACCACCACTAGCCAAACCGTCGAAGCATTGGTAACAAGAAACGGAAACCCAGTGGTAACAAAATACTTTGATACGGAAGCTCAGGCCGTTGACTTCGTTGAGCAATTCTCACCCACGTCAATCGAGTTCGAAACTCTTGACATCTAACCAGCAGCAAGGATTGTAGGACAGCAAGTTGTCCTACAATCATGCTTGCCATTCTTTGGTCTCTACCAAAAAAAACCCAGAAAATCATATCACACGCATGGCTTTCTCGTTACAAAAAAAACCCAGCTTTTGATCTTGCACGTGTGGCTTTTCCACCACAAAAAAACCCAGAAATTATTCCCCCACGTATGGCCTGGATAGTACCACCCAAATTGATGGTAGTTCTTTTGGGGGTCAACTCACCACCCATAAGTAGCCCCCTCAAATTAAGTACCTCTTTCGGGTGTCTTCAAATTGATCTCACCTAAAAGAGTGTAGTCAACTAGTTGATCTCACCTATTCGTACTGTAGTCAATTTGTTTGGCACGGCATTTGCTACGTGATGCAATTCCCGTACCATGAAATTTATTTTGTCGATTGGTACGGAATTTGCGATGCGGGCGATATATTTACAATGAATAGCCAACTAGTTCCTTCGGGGAGTTCGACGTAAACCCTTGTCAGATATGGACTTAGGTGAGGCACTCTCAAATACTAAGTGTCCAATCGGGAAGTTATAGAATTGTTTTTCGTCGTAACTCATTGCCATGTCTAGACTTACAACCCATCTTAGAATTATTCTAAACTTTCGCCCCTTGTCCAAACGATAATACAAGAGCCAAGGGGCACAGTCGAAACGAACGCAAAACGAAAACAAGGAAACGAACGATGCGACACGGGGAACTAGTGATAGAGAAAAACGCCAATGAGACAGTTTGGAAGATTCACGACTTTTCTTGGGACACTCAAAAAGTAGTTTTAGAGAATCCAAAAACAAAAGAGATGCGAGTAGTATCTCTTGCGTTTTTCTCTGGATCTTTCATTTCCGTTGAATAACCACAAACAAGGACACGAACGATGAAACAACCAGCCAAATTCGGATTCGCACAATTCGTGCAAGAACTCGTTGTAGATTGTGGAGAATTCCCAAGCTACGAATTCGCGGTTAGTGAATTCCAACACATTGACCATTCAGACGGGTGGAATCCAATCAAATGGCGACAAGGCCTATTGAGGGGATTAGACTCCATTCTTACCAACGTAGAGCAAACAAGTTTTGAGGAGTGGCCTGAGAAGATCGAATACGCGACAAGAATGACCGAACTTTTCAAACGAATGATAGCCTAGAACCCCCATAGGGCGGGAATTGCGATTCCCCCCAAATAGGTGTTTTAGCCTAAAGGGTAATGACCTCCACCCACAAGAGGGGTCAAGGTTTTAAGGAACCATATCGTGGGAAATATTCAAAAGTTAGTTGGCGTCCCTGCAATCAAAATGGCATTGCAAGCAAAAGAGTATCCTCGTTTCGAGGGTCGGAAGGCGTTCGCAATGTTGCTTGCTGCTGACATTAGTGGTCTAAACGAATGGATGTTGGAGAATCTCGATTGTTACGCAATCACAGTAGGGCGTGAGGAGGCAATCGCCATGTTGGATCTTGTCGAGTGTAATCCGACCCAGGAAGCACCGACGGTCATTCTTGCAAAGAAAGCATATGTTGCTCGAAACAACCCACACAATCGACCTTGGGCAAAAGTTCGTCGTCGTTGACGATCAATGATGTCTGCCAATTGTGGCGGCAACCCTACAATCAGTAGGAATGGAACACGAATAGTCGGATCGGTCTCGGATGCATGAAGAACTGCCAATAGACGATGTTGAGCGGACACAACAAAGCCGTCGGCACCCCAATACAGAACATCGCCCAATGACCACAATTTGGCGAGCATATCGGCAACATAGTCCGCGACGATACCTTTTGCCCAAGGTCGATTGTGTGGGTTGTTTCTGGCTACATAGGCCTTTTTAGCCAAGATAACCGTAGGTGCCTCTTGCGTTGGATTACACTCGACTAGGTCGAGCATTGCAATCGCCTCCTCACGCCCTACTGTGATTGCGTAACAATCGAGATTCTCCAACATCCATTCGTTAAGCCCACTAATGTCCGCGGCCAACAGCATGGCAAACGCTTTGCGTCCCTCGAAACGAGGATACTCTTTT